AAACTTTTTTAATCAGGCTTCCCAAAAGCAATTTGCAAGGGACTTCCTATTCCGTGTCAAACAGATCAATATTACTGGATTATCCTTGAATGGGGAAACCGATTTGATTTATGCTCGTAGTGCATCCATTCCCGGACGCGATATTGAGAATAAGCAAGTCAATTTCAGTGGTCAGACTTTCAATTTACCGGGAAAATCAACCTATCCCGGTGCCGAATCATGGAGCATCGAATTCTACGTTGACCAATCCTTGGATATCCGCACCAAACTTGAACGTGCAAGTAGGTTACTTTTCAACAATGAGGACACCACGGGAAATATCTGTATGCCCGGTTTTGAGTCGATTATCACTTTAGATGTTCTTCAAATTCCATGCCAACGTGGAACCAATGTCACCAGTGGTGGATCACTGGAAACAATCAAGACCATTGAACTTGTGGGAGCATCTTTAAGAACTATTGGAGAGATTGCATATCAGATTGCAGATGGAACGGGGGAAGTTCTTAATTTCCCTGCTACTTTTGCATATCACTTCTACAAAGATTTCTCCGTTGCTTAATCTTTCCGATTAAGTAATTTCATGGCTGGTCCTCAAATCAACGATTTCCTTCAGGCGTTTTCAGGCGATGCCAAATATTGTCTATCCATACCAGTATTATGGACTGTATCAATAGATGGTGTTACGGAATCAGCGGTCAATAGTGTTCTATCGGATGCTGGAGAGAATTGGCGAGCCAAGATCGCTCCCAATGCTATGACAAAGAGTGGAACGATCCTCCCGGCTCAAGCTGTTACCATTCCTCAAGAATCATCCAATTTCACTCCTATGGTGGCGGGAGATTCCTATGGTGGTTTCCTCCCCGGTTATGCCATGACTTCCCGAAGCGATTTCCTTTCCCGTAGCTTCTCCATCAACTTTCTGGAAACAAGACAGGATTTGGAACATGAGTATTTCCGTCCTTGGCAGATTGCCATTGGTATCAAAGGTCTGGTGGAACGTGGTGTTAATCTCAAGTCCACCATCACCGTGAAACAATATACCAATGATGGAGTGCTTAGAAAAGGATATCGATTCAAACGGGCATTTCCTGTCGCCGTTGAGGGATTCACTATGGATTATGAAAACACCGATTATCCGATCAAGAGCGTGACATTCGCTTGTGAGAATTATAGCCAATTGTGAAAATCACTTTCAAAGACCTTAAAGAAATCTCTGAAAACGGGGATGATCATCTGATTGATTATCTCAATCAATTTTCAGGAGATAATATTTACGAAAAGTTCTTAACAGTTCTCAGATGTTGGGAGCGTGATGTCTCTTATGACATGGGATTCACCGTGGAAGAGAAGAACGTGAAGGTATCCCTTTCCTATTTTATAAAAGAATTGGAGAATTGGGACAACGAACCGCTGATCATCAAAACCGATAATCTGGAATTTGAATTAAATGTTCCTCCCCTGTTTAAAAAGGATTACGATATTTTCTCCATATCGGAGACGATCCGAAAAGTGAAATATGGGGAATCCGTTCTGGATTTCGCCAATGTGGGGGATAAAGTTTCCCTAATTGAGCAGCTTCCCGCATCCACCTACAATATGCTGATCAATGCCCTTCTCAAAAACGAATCCAAAACAATCCGTTTTACCAATTCATCCCTGAAAAACATAAATATAAATTTCATGGGAAATGCTCCCCTTGAGCTTCTAAAGGGTCTTTGCCATCCGTATGGGGAAGATTACTACCGCGACATCATCTACCACTTGTCATCTAAGATAGACGGCAATATCCTTCTGAATTCCACCATGCGTGATATTGATTATTACGTGGATAAGCTCAATACGGAGAATACATCCGAAAAAACACCGGAATTGGGTTGATTTATTAGAATGGTGTGGTAATTTCTTTGTAGATGGATATATTACAACAAAAAATAGAAGATTTAATTGAAAAACATAATCTAGCATTAGATGGATTTACGGAGATTCAATTCGCTGAAGCTATTCGACAAGCCATACCAGATTTTCAACGTAATGTTTTTCAAAATAGTCAACGGATATGCTATATTCCCAGACTTGAAGCAGAGAGGTGGAGAAAATTATACCACGATATGGAAGAAAAATGTGAGGTATATAAAAATTTATGTGATAGAGGTTATATTATAGCTATGGGTGACGCAGACCCATCTGATATTGATGATTATATTACGGATTATAACTCAACTTTCGTTGACTTTTTCATCTCCCCCAATAAATAAAAACATGGAAAACAACGTTCAACAATTCCTCGACAGCATTCAGGAACTCAAGGCAAAGAAATTCAAGGCATACCAAGCTTCTACCAAAAAGGAAGTGGATTGCTCTCCCCTCACTTTCAAGCAACAGAAAGAAATTATCGCCACGGTAGCAGATGGAACGGTGGGTGTTCTCAAGTTCCAGAAAATCCTAAATGATATTCTTATTGAAAATACCGAATCGGATACCCTTAAAGTTGAGGATAAGTTGCCCCTGATTCTCAAAATTCGGGGAGAAAGCCTTGGATATGATCTGAAGCTGGATGGAGAAGTTGGTAACGTTGAAAGCAACGTGGAAAGTTCCCGTAAGATCAAATCCCCCAAGGAAAAGACGATCAGTGGTGCTGTGGATGTGGTGTTGGCTACTCCCACTCTCAAGGATGAGAACAAGGTCATCAATTATGCCATTGAAATTCTCAAGAAAGATGGGGATAAGGATGCGGGTAAGAATATTGGAAATATCTATACTTTTGAAATCGTAAAATTCATTAAATCTGTGAAATTCGGGGAGAATGAGATTGTCTTTGGTGATACTCCCGTGAAGGATCGTGTGAAAATTGTGGAAAATCTGCCTCTATCAATCAATAAAGAAATCATCAAGTATATTGAGGCTTTCAAGGAGGATGAACAATCCCATCTGAAAGTTACGATCAATGGTGAGGAAAAGGCGTTTGATATCGATGTGAGTTTCTTTGATAATTGATAATAATATGAATGCCGCAAGAGAAGCATATGATCTTAGAAATCCCGCTTGTCGTCGTAACGCGATGGTGAGGATCAAACGAGGAGATTGGAAAAGGATTTATTTTTTAAAATTGATTATCGCTGATACGTGGAATAATGTTTGTCCAGTGGAAGGGAGGTAATGTTACCCCAACTAAATAATAGAGTGAATGTCGCTTTATTAGAAGAACTTTTAGGATTGCTGAAAACGGTCAATGAAACCATTGGCGTTCCGCAAGGGCAATCCATAGAAGACAAGAATGTGTTGCAGGGTAATAATCCCTCCGATCCCAACAAAAGGGTAACTCCCACGCTCAATAGCAATGAGCGCAAGAGAACCACGGAAATCGCTTCCCTCTTCGCCAAGACATTCTTTGATTTTCAGAAGAAAAAGACCCCCGACAATGCGATCAAGACTCCTACGCAGAAAGTCATAGGAAAAACAGGAGAGATACCTGATAAGGCGATCAAGACTCCTACGCAGAAAGTCATAGGAAAGACACCTGATAAGGCGATCAAGACTCCTACGCAGAAAGTCATAGGAAAGACAGGAGAAAAATTCCAACAAAAAGGTGATACTAAATTGCTTGGATTGCTGAAAACGCTTAATGAAACCGTTGGCGTTTTACAGGGTAATAATCCTTCCGATCCCAACAAAAGGGTGACACCCACGCTCAATAGCAATGAGCGCAAGAGAACTACGGAAATCGCTTCCCTCTTTGCCGAGACATTCTTTGAATATCAGAAGAAAAAGACACCTGATAAGGCGATCAAGACTTCCATACAGAAGATCACTCCTAGACAGTCCTCAAGAGCTATCCCAGCCCCCCCATCCAATAAACCGGGATCAATCCTTATGGGTATATTGGCGATGTTGGGAGGAGCAGGAGCATTGCTTTTGGGATTACTCACGGACGGACCTTTTAAGGGTGTGTTGAAGATTCTCTCCAAATTGGGTATCCAAGGCGGAATTAAGATGCTCATGGCTGGTGCCAAGGCATTCATAGGAACATTATCCAAATTTGTCACAGCACCATTCAAGATGGTATCCAAATTGTTTGGTAAGGGAATCATAGGTAAGATGTTGAATTTTATGAAACCTCTATTGAAGGTTCTTCGCAAAATTCCCCTAATTGGTAGCATCATTTCCATAGGATTTGCCATTTCCCGTTTTAGTAATGGAGATACAATCGGTGGTGTGATTGATGTGTTATCAGCCCTTTCAGGATTATTAAATTTGATTCCCGGTGGTTCCATTGTAGCAATTCCATTATCCATAGGTTTGGATATTTTAAATGCGTGGTTGGATGTGAAGACAGCAGGAGCCAAGGACAAACAAGGAGCCAAAATGGATTTGCTTGGAGATATGGCTAAGAGCCTTGGTAATTGGATTTGGAAAAATGCCTTGTGGATTCCAGTCATTGGGGGATTCAAAAGAATGCAAATGTCTTGGGAAGCTTTCAAAGGGGGAAACATCAAGGATGGTCTTCTACAATTTGGTATGGGTCTGTTATCATTCGGTGGTCTTAGCCCGA